GCCGGAGACCTCCTCGGCCGCCTGGTCGCGCAGCTCTTCACCCAGGGCCTTGTAGCGGTCCATGAGCTGGCTGAACGCCAGGGACTGGCCATCGGCGTTGATGTCGATCTCACGGGCCAGCTTGGCCATGATGGCGTCGCACGCAGCCGCAGCGACGAAGGTGATCGAGTTGCGCCCCTCGAACCTCTTGAGGAGGTACTCCAGCTCGGTGTCCGTCAGGAGCCACTCGTCCGGCTGGGTGTCTCCCAAGAGGAACCGCACCTCGTCCTTGGGCGACGACTGCGGGTCGCCGCTGTAGGTCGACGTGGGCTGCTCGGGGGCGCTCTCGGTCATCTCAGGCCCTCTTCTCCATGAGCTTGTCGGCGTAGGCGCGGTTCAGACCGGCCTTCTCGCGCGCCACAACAGCTTCCAGCTGCTCGGGGTGACGCTTGAGATGCTCCACGACCTCCTTGACGGTGCGGGTCGAGGGGTCGAACTCTGTGGTGGCAGCTTGGGCGAGCACGGCGGGCTCAGCGGCAGGCTCCACGTGGGCGGCGGCAATCTCGACGGCACGCAGTTCCCCCTCCACACGGTTGAGGTTCGCTGCCTTGACCTCGGCAGCAGTGATCACGTTCGGGTCCGGCACGGCGTCTACCTGGACACGCCCTGCTCGGGGCTTGACCTTGGCGGGCTCCTGCGGCACGCCGAGGTCCTGGGCGTCCTTCAGGACGCGGCGCACCATCGTGGGCAGCCGCCGTCCCTCTTCCTTGCGGATGACGTGGCCCGTGTTCAGGAAGGCGTCCAAGCGGGCGATCTCCTCAACGCGCTTGTTGGGGATGACCATGCCGGGGAAGTACACGTCAGCGCCGATATTGATCTGGCGACCGGCGAGGTAAGTAACGTCAGACACTTCTTCTCCTACTGTCCTGGTGATAGAAGAAGGGGCAGGCAGGTAAACCCGCCTGCCCCTCCAGTGGTCAGATGACCGCTAGCCTCGTCAGCTGACGACATCCTTGAGGTAGAGACCCATGTCCTTGCAGACGACCCGGAAGTCGAACGAGGACTCGATCTCGATGCGGTCAGCCGCGATGAGCTCCTGACGGAACTTCTTGATGCGGTGACCCCCCGAGCCGCCGACGTAGCCCGTCCAGGTGAACGTGTAGCCCGCAGCGGGCTCGTCCACGGCCGGGGCCGACGGGGTGTAGGCCCACAGGACGTCGTTCGGGTTGAAGATCCAGTTGTAGGTCGCCTGAGCGTCCTGGGTCTCCATGTCGATCCCACGGCCGACATCCGTGTAGGACGCCTTCGGCACGTAGAGCTTGTCGACCCCGAGCACAGAGGCGAGCAGGTCCTGAGTAAGGACGCCACCGCGCGTGTACTTGTAGAGGTCGAGGATCAGCGGGTGCTGCTTCATCTTCCGGAAGACGCTCTGGCCAGCGACCATCACGTTGGGCTCACGCCCACCCGACTGAAGGGCGAACTCCTGCTTCATCTCGTCCACGAACGAGATCGGGTCCGAGGTGGCGTTGTCCCACTGCGTGAACTGGCCCGAGCCCGGGGTAGCCGAAGACACGCCCTGGAACTCGGTGCCCCAGATGCCCGGCTTGAAGTACGAGGCAGCCCAGGCGAGCTCCTTGTACAGGTACATCTGGTCGGTGATGCGCTTGGTGGCACGCGCGTCGATGCCCAGGGCGTCGTCGTCGTTCGCACGGCGCTGGTCGTCGATGTCCTCGTGCAGACCGTAGGTGTGGCAGTAGAAGGTGTCCCACGTGAACGAGCTGCCCGTGCCAGGCGTCTCGGTCCCGGGAGCACGGCGCTTGACGTCAGTACGACGCAGGTCCGACTTCGACCAGCGGCGGTACAGATCCGAGCGCTTGTCACACTTGATGGTGGGGAACACCTTGTCTGCGATGTACGTGTCCTTGGACACGCCATACGCGACTGAGATGCTAGTCAGTGGCTGATTGACGTGGACGTCAGAGCCAACGGGGTTCGGCATTTGTCAGCTCCTTTCTCAGAGAGTCAGCAAGACCGACACGAGGCGGTCCACGCCAGCGACGTTGGAAACCGCGCGACCGACCTTCTTGGTCACGTCGGTGGTCTTGACCGCGAGGCCGTTAGCGTCGGTGGTGACCAGGTCACCAGCCGCGATAGCACCGCCAGCGCGGACGATCACGACACCGCGAATGGTGACCGTGGCCGCCTCGCCGTCGACCTGGGGCTTGTTCTGCAGCACCCCGACGACGTCCTCACCAGCGGTAGCCAGGCCAACCTGGTGCGGGCCGGTGATCTTGACGAAGCGGTACTGCTTGCCCGTGTGCGGCTTCGGGCTACCGGGAAGGCCCGGAGCACCCGTGTACTCGGCCAGGGTCGAATCCGCGCAAAGCGTGATCGACCGAATGGCCTCCTCGTAGGCCCCGAATGCAATCGGGAACGTGGGCGTAACTGCGGTAGTCATTTCTCCTCCTTCTCCTTATCTCAGTAGCCGTAGCCGAGACGCGAGCGGTGCTCAGCCTCGTACTCGTTGTACAGGTTCGGGTTGTCCTCAAACATCTTGGCGATCTGCTCGTCACGCGAAAGGTCGCTCTTACCGATGTTCGTGGCCAGGTGCTCGTCCACCGAGTTCAGAACGTCCGAGTTGGAGCCCAGGCCGTAAACGCCCTGCTCCTCGTAGAACGCCTTCTCGATGGCCTCGGTACCGACCGAGAGCGCGTGCGCGAGAACCTCCTGGTCCTCGTGCGAGAGCGCCTCAGCGCAACGCTTGAGGACCGGGCCGAGAACCTCGGGGTCGATGCCGAGCGAGTAGCTCTTGGCGACCTCGATGTACTCGTTGGTCACGCGCAGCTCGCGCTCCTCCTGGGCGGCCTGCTCGGCAGCCTTGGCGATCTCGGCGTACTCCTCAATGGAGCCTAGAGCCTTCGAAAGGATCTCGTCGCGCGCTTCGTCAGACATTGCCTTTGACAGCTCCTCGCGGATCTCGTCGGCGTAAGACTTCTTCACGTCGGCCTGCTTATCGTCGTCCTTGAAGTTGCCCTGGTCCTTGTTAGCCTTGCGGCCAAGAGCGGTACCTGCGAGCGCGCCCGCGAGGTTACCCACGGAGCCGCCAACGTTCGCCCCAACCCTCGCAGCGCCGGGCTTCTTCGTCAGAGCACCGATACCCGCACCGATACCGGCACCTGCACCGAAACCGGCAGCGGTCCCGGCCACAGCACGCCCGAAGGTATTGGCAAACGCCTTGCCCTTCTTACCGTCCTTGGCGTCCACGGCGCTTCCGACGCCGGGGTACGCCGCGTAGTCGAGAACCTTTCCAGCGGTCGACTTGGCGACGGGCTGAAGAGCGTCTTCAGTCACCTCGAACTCGTTACCCTCTTCGTCCACGATGACATCTCCAACCTGGAGGTCGTCGGGGTTAACGAGGACGCCATCCTCGTCATAGATCTCTGGCTCCACGTTTTCCTCCGTGTTGGTGATGTCTCTCTTTGAGATGACAGTCTTAGCATACTGGTTTGCGCCCCGATCAACCAGGGACACCTCATCGAACTTCATGTCGGTGAGTTGATTCTTCGGCATTGTCACCACCCGCCTGCTCGTCCATCGGGGCCAAACTCCTTCTTACGATACCTGTTGAAGGCATACGCCGTTCCTCCAGCAACTGCTGCGCTGGCGCCAAGTAGACCTGGCTTCACGAATCGGCGCGCTGTGGTTGCCTTCCTCCAGTCCTTAGCGGCGGTAGCGAGCGACGAGGCATGCGTGGTCTTTGCCGCGTTCTCTGCTGCGGAAAATGCGGCGCGGGCCTTCCCGTACCCCTGTCCGCGAGCCACGCGGGCGGCGCCAAGAGCATCAGCCTGTCGCGCCTTTGCCGCCTTATCTGCAGCCATCCAGGTAGGAGACGTCGGCGCAGCCTTCTTGTACGGGTTACCGTCGGCCTTCAGGGGAACGATCTTCCCGGCCTCCGCCTTCGCCTTTCTCGACTGATCCGCGACGCGGGTCTTTGCCTGCGAGAACTGCTTGTTTGCAGCTCCCAATGCATCAGTACGTGCCTTGTCCGCCGTCATCTCGGCGTCGTAGAGCTTCTTCGGGGCGAGCCGCTTGTTCTTCTGTGCGTCAAAGCCCGCCTTCACCGCCATTCCGCCCAGAGTCGCCGCACCTGCAGTGCCGCCTGCGGTATAGGCCCGTGCCCGGTTCTCGCGGTTGACCTCGGGGTCGTAGTACTTCACGATCCCGGCCTGCTTCGCGTCAGCCTTCGCGCGGCGGTAGTTCATCAGACCGGCCGACGAGAACGCGCCCGTCGCCAGAGCACCCGTGACGTTACGAGCGTTGGCGAGCTTCGCGCCGACCACGGGGTTCTTGCGCGCCACCAACGGAGAGGCCGC